GTCCCAATTCGCTCTGATCAGCGCCGGGGTATCGACAAGTTTCTCATCGTCCGCCGGGACATCGGGATCCCAAGCAGAATAAGAAGTTAAACAAAATGAAATACCCAAAAATAATATTAAAAATCTTTTAATCATTTATTCCCTCCGTTGTTTTTGTGGCCTTGTTAATTTCAGAGATCATCTTTACTAATTCCTTTTTATCGATAGGCATGTTTTTTATATCTAGACTCCGGTATCTTTGCTTCTCGGTTATTGCTCCGTTGTCTTTTACTTGGTACAGGATTACCCCGTCTTGGAATTTTCCGTCGTCAAACCTGATAACTAATTTGTGTAATAATATTTCTTTCATTTTATACTCCATGAATATGATATTCGAAGGTTCCTGTCTTTGCGGTTCCTCCGGCGTCATATAATTTTACGGTCATTGACGTTGTGTCCTTCCCTGTAATTTTATAATAAATCCCGTCCCCGGTTAATATATTAATATTTACTACCGGCGTTTCGTGAAATGTTTTTGAATAGGTTATTGACTTTCCGTCCCCAGCTACAGTTACCTCATCATCTCCCCACTCGTCTACGTCCGGAAGATCGGCGTAGTAATCTAAAGACGAACACGCGATTGCGTCATCTGTGGTTTCTCTGGTGAGTGTCATTCTTATTTGAAAATATCTGCATTTATAATCACCTGATTGGTATGTAACATAATCAGTCCATGTAATATTATCATCGGACGTTCTTATTTCAAATGTTGAGGCTCCGGCAGTTTCAGTCCCGGTGAATCTCATTAACGGATCGTCGTTCATTCTTGCGTCGGCGTCGTCGTCCCAAGCCAAGTCTTGGGCTACTACCACTACGGCATTCACGATTATTGCGAATGTCGCAACATATCCTACGTCCCGGATCGCTCCGGTATAGGTTCCTGTAAGTTCCCCAGTTGAAATAATAAGATTATCTCCGCTGGTTTCTGTGTTTGTTTTATCCCCTGTCCATGCAGTTTGTTCTGAGTACGTGGATATGATATTTCTAAAAGGAATATTGTCTATAGTGATCGTGGCTTCCGTCGCGGTTTCCGAATAGTTGCCTGATGTGTCTAATGCTTTGATCCAATAACTTTGCCCGGATCCGGTACGGAAGTCTGTTTGTAGATATTTATCCCCTTGTGCGAAAGCAACCTTTATTCCACTATCCCAATCTGTCCCTAGTCTTATTACATATCCCCAAACATCAACGTCAGATATTTCCGTCCAGCCAAAAATAATCCTATCTCTTGATTGGTTTACGATAAACGTATCAACGTCTGAAGGCGGAGCAGATTTACCTACCGGAGTTATATTCGAAGAAGGCGAAGTTGATAATGTTCCTTCCCGGTTGTCGTCGGTTACTGTTACTACTTTTACGTAGTAAGTTACAGAGTCAACTATATCACTAATTATTTGATAGTGAAGCCCGGAGGATTCTCCTATGTATCTCCATGATGAATTATCTTCGGAAATATAAATTTTTGCTTTTGCGTAAGTTCTTACATAGGTTGAAGAGGCTTCCGGTTTATCCCACCATACGTCTATTGCCACCTCAATGGTTCCGTCGCTTAGTTTTACAAGTCTTTCAGTCAATGCGAGATTTCTAACATCAGGAATTGTTAAAGTTAGCGCTGAATAATTATTGTCCGGGATAGTTATTTCCGAGTCATCATAGACGCTTGTTGAATGCTCCATTGCGGATATTTCTACTTCGTCCTTATTCGTTATCTTCATTCCGATTATTCTAAAATCTTTTTTAACACTTCCGCTTAACCCGATTGAATATTTATCGTACGCTGAAGGCGTAAAACTAAACGCTTCACTGACCTCTACTGTGCTTACAGATCCGGCGCCGGTTGTGATTGTTTTCTCTTCGGTTGTATCGTCGGAATGTTGGATCCTTAATTTATATACTCCGGCTCCTAGCGTTACCGATTGATTTAGCACTATACTTGTGGTGGTAGATCCGGCGCTTACTCTTCCACCAAAACCCCATTGTGGTACATCATGTTGTATGGAGATTAAATCTCCCGGCTGACAAGCTACAGCGTCGATCCCCGCAGAAAACGCTACCGATCTATTAACATACTTGGCTTGTTTCAAAGCATACCTTGCCTCTCTTACCGCTTGTGATAAATAAGTCGTAAAGAGTCTTATTGTTTTTTTCCTCATCGGATCTCCGGCCCCCAATGCGACCTCGTCTATATAAGCGATCGTTTCCTGTTTATAATCTTTATCTTTATCTAAGAATTGAACCTCGACAACGTTTGGGACGTCCTTTATAGACTTCCAGCTTTGCTTGAAACTTCCGGCGATTATATTTCCCATTGTAAATAATTGAACCGGCGTTTCGTCTTTGTCTATTCTTAGTTTAACTCCTCCGCCGGAGTAAAATGGTAATCCTCTAAACGCCAAGCATAATTGCATAATCATGTCTAAGGCTTTAGTCGAGCTATCTAAAACCACATCAAGCCTCATGCGCTTTTCATATCCTCCGGCTCCGTCTGATACGCTCTCTTCGCAATATCTAGCCATTTCTAAGAATAGCGTATCGTCTATATCTGCCGAGGAGATAAATTCCCCTAGCCCATATCTGCTATTTAATAGAAGATCTTTCAAACACCATACCGGGTTACCGCACCATTTATCTACATACGTTGTTCCGTCCCACGTTAGTGAAGTGTCCCCGTCTAATAATCTATACTCTGAATTGTCTGCGTTCCAATAGTAATCTTCCCAATCTACTGCTGAGGCTCCGTTCTTAACGTCCGGGACAGATACCTTTTTCCCCTCTACTAAAAATGTAAAGTTCGGCATACCTCCGCTTAACTGATCTGTGGCTAAGGCTTCGATCCCCAAAAGTGCAGTATTAGGATAACGGAAGTCATCATTTTTTACCTCGTCGGTTTGCACCCAAGTCAGATCGCCTTCCATTAGAGGATCTAAAGAAGAGTCATCAGATGTTCTGGTTAATCTTATATCGTATTGTCCGGCCGTTAGTCCTGTCTTTCTATATACTCTCCGGATCGTCGTCCGGCTCTTTGCTGTTATTGTCGTTGATCCTAAATCGGTATATGATCCGGCCGCATGTAATTTATATTCTACTTGATACGTCACGCTCCACTCTTTTAACCCGCCCTCTCCATTCTGTTGATAGAGTCCGGACGGACATTGCAAATGGAGTTCAAACCCCTGGACATCTGAGTCTACAGTTGTATAAACGTGAGCGTTGTCTTTGGTCATGTTCGTATTTACATCATACAAATTATGAGCGTCCTCGAAGTTCGGTATTACTGTCTGCGCGTTGGTTCCTGTTTTCTCGGTTGTCGAGATCCCGTCAAAGTTTTCTGAAGGATTGTCATTTATATAAAGGCTCGATACTCCATTGATCTCTCCTTCGCAGACTCCAAGTAAAACGTTTAGATAGTTTTTGTCCCCGTCGGTACGGACGTAAGCATTTAGTACGTTTCCTCCAAACCTATGCCTGCCATATATTACCGCAACCGGGACTCCTACTTCTTGGATCGTTCTTATCCCGTCCCAGCCATACGTCGCTGAGTCTGCGTCTATTCCTTCTCCGGACGTTCCAAATGACGGCGTTCTTGGTTTTGATAATACAGCAGAAACTACTGAATATACTGCCGTCGCAAGTCCAACAACAAGTGCAACGCCTTGCCAAAATGTCGCTTCCGCCCACCATACTGCTATCGCTTGGAAGTTTACTTCCGGCGTTATGATAATCTCATCTTCGTTATCTACCAGAGAGTCGTGATTTACTTTCTTTCCGTTTACTATTGCTTTGTAATCATCTGTTCCAAACCCGGCTTCCTTGACATAGTCTTTGATAGACTTGTCCCGGGAGTATTGAAGTTCCTTCGTGATCCTTCCTTCATGCTTTAATATATTAGGGATTAATTTAATTACTATCATACCTAAACGCTCCGTCAATTCTTTCTTTCCAAGCCGAGAGTCTTGTTATAACTACGCCTTGTTTGGATCCATGTATAAATTTGTCTGCTGATAAATATAAACCCGCATGAGAAGCAATCCCTTTGAAGTTCTTAAACAATATCACGTCCATTAATTTAAGATCGTTGGCCGGGATTGGCTTCCACGCTGTATAATAATTTTCCACAAACAGGTTCCCGTCTTTTAATGCCCAATCTTTTTCGTACCTTTCGAGATCTATAACTTTTATATCTATGTCCGCATAGGCCATTATAATTAATCCCCAGCAATCTAATCCGGAGAGATCTCGGCCTCTGTGGAGATATGGGACGCCAAGATATTTTCCTATTATATGTTTTTCACCTAACATAAATCTGTCTGCTTGGTATCGAAGGAAAACCTCCGAACCTATCTTCATTGGATAATACTCTGCACCTTGATAATGTTTTATCGCACTCCGTTTCCGCTCCGTCATATCCGCACTCATCTGATTTAAATTTCCACCCGCAGTAATTTCGTGAGTATGCTCTCGCCGGTAGTCCTAAATCTAAAACATCAAACCTACTTGTAAGAGTAAATTCTGCACTTTGCTCGTCGGCAGTATAAGAGTCTATATAATATGTATGTTTTAAGTAAGCGTCGGCGTCGGCTATGGTATCAGAAAATACTTGAATAATATCTACCTTGACTCCCCGGAGATCGTAACTTTCTAAGTACGCTTGTATCAATCTTGAAACATTACCGAGAGTCAATTTTACAGCGTCGATCTGTCCTTTAGTGTTTTCAGAAATGAAGTCGTGCTTGATCGGAAACCGGGTATATACTTGTCCGTCAAATGTTATATCAGTATCGTACTCGGCTAAGAATAAATCCGAGCTTCCGTCGTAGTCGTAGATAGCGTATAAATATATCGGCTTGTTTTCTTCGGCGTTCTTCTGGGTTATAAAATCGGCGTCTAGTGATCTCAAGATCTCACCTCCACAAATTCAAACGAAAAATCATATACTAGATATGCCTTTTTTATGAAGTTAAAACTATCCTCTTTGAATCTAACTGTATATTCTACGGAGTCGTTTGGGTTCGTCCACGTGAATGAAGAGTAAGCGCCGTATTTAGCAAGGTAGAAAGTCCTTACTGTTTCCATTTCGGAGTCTGTCCTGTTGGTAAATACCAATTTGAACGTCCGGAGATCTGAACTCCATTTCGCCCGGCGTTGCTCGAACCCGTTTTCAAATTCGCTGACTAAAGTTTTAAACTTCGGATTTTCTTCTAGTAAAGTGTCTGGATTTGTAGAGAAGTCGCTCATCTATTATCTCCCATATTTTTGAAATGCCTCTCTCAATGATCCGTTGCTTCTTAGCGATTGGATAAGGCCTGTTGAAATCATATCCATATTCCGCATAACGTCCGCCGGGTTCCACGCTTGTATTACCACGATCGGTTGGATCATGGATTTATTTCCTTTTGACTCATGCGCCGGGACAACAGACTCACCCTTATGTAATTGATATAATCCGGTTGAAGGTATATAAGGCGTTCCTAGTTGATGTCCTGTATAATTATAATATCCCATTGAAGCGCCGATCGCCGAAGTAGTAGAGTTGCTTGTCCCTTGATAACTTACGCCTCCTCCGCCAAATAATGATCCAAGTCCTTTTGTTATCCCTGTGATTATTTGCATTGATATCCATTGAGATATTATGTTTGATATTGTCTGCAATACACTTCTTCCAAATTCTGAAAATGCCTCTTGAAGTGTTTGGAGTTCGCTGGTAAACGCTTTGAAGAAATAATTGCTGAATGAATTTTGAATATTGGAAGCGGCTTGGGTAGATAAGGCTTCCATATAATTAAAAGTTTTGTCTGTTTCTTTTTCTATAACTGCTGTGGCCTCAACAGTTTCGTCTTTCATAACATCGTATGCGCCTTTTAATGCATCGCCTACTGCCTCTCCTGACTCTTCTGTTTTTGCGATTAATAAAGCGAAATCATTATAGGCTTTTTCCGCAGACTCTTCGGACATTAATTCAAACGCCTTTCTATTTAACTCGATTGAGTTATATAGATCCTTCATTCCATGTGCGGCGTCTTTTCCAAATAAGCCGGTTATTTTATTCGATCCCTCTTCTATCTTTACTAACAACCAGACTAAACTTTTTATAACCGCGGTTATATTTTCTAATAGTTTTGAAAACCCGCTCGAGATCACCGCCATAAAGCTTTGCATGAATTGAAAGATTTTTAGTAATGCCTGGCCAAGTTCCTCCTTAAATGATAACCATTCAGCTTTTAGCTTTTGGATCTTTTCATAATTAGTCATCACTTCAAGATTGGCCGCTTTTAAATGCGCGGTCGATTTATCTAATACATGATCCGCAAGCGCAAGGGCAAGATAGTTTTTTGTTACCTCTTCTGTCGCCTTGCCTGTAGACTTAGCATAATCATCTACGGCGTCCTTAAGAGATAATTGCAAACCATAAGTCCTTCTTAAAGTTGTTACTAATCCTCCGGTGATCGCTGATGTCATGTTTCCAAATGCCTCTTCGGTTGTGGATCCGAATATCTTAGCTTCTGCCCTGGCTTGCCTCATCAATGCTGTTATCTGTTGCATGCTTAAACCTTGCGCCATTAATGCGGAGGCTTTTGCCGCGATGTTTGAGAAGTTAGTCGTTTCGGCGGAGGCTTCTTGCAATGACTTCTTCATTGCTTCTGCGGATATGTTTACAGATTTTGCCATTGACGCAAATGAAGTTTCGATCTGCTCGGCTTTGGCCCCGAGTTCCGCCATATCCCATGCCTTTTTTAAGGCCATGATTGCAGCAGTAATCGAAGCAGTAATTGCTAACCAATTTTGTTTAAACTTATCCTTAAACGAAGTCAGGCGGGATTGAACATTTTTTATCGGAGCGGAGGCGTTGTCTTTAACTCGAAGAATTATGTTTAAACCTTTATCAGCCATTTATCCCTCTTTTGTTTTTAGCCTCTCGATCGTCGCGCTAATTATATTTATCGCTTGGGTACACTTGATCGGTTGATCCAGCCACCCTCCGGCGTTTGGTAAAAATCCGCTTTTATATTGTTGATGTGCTTCCATATATAAAAGACTTTTTTTGTTTACAAGTTTTATCGGACACCTGTCTATCTCTTGTCCTATATCTTTGAGTATCAATGGTTTATCTAACCCGTCGCAACCTCTTACTCTCTTTATTTGTTCATTGCATTTTTGGCAATTCAGATTATTGAGTACCACCCAAACTGCCAATGTTAGTTTTTTGCTTCACTCTCCGATACAAAATTTCTTCTTACAATTTCTTCTGCTATTTCAGTTATAACTTTCACCGGGATAGCGTCTAGCGTTTCGTCGGTAATCTCTGTAATCACTTCTTCCTTATCTCCGATCTTTAATCCGGAAACGCTTTTAAGTCCTAGCTTCACGATATTTAACATTGCATTAAAGTCTACTTTGTCGCCGTCGATTACTAGACTCATTTTATGTTTGTTCGTTATTACCTTGAGAGTAAAAACAGTTTTCGGTTCCGCTGTATCATACTTGCTTGTGAAAATAAATGTTTCGTCCTTGTCGATCCCGGTCAGCATAGACTACCTCCTTTTAATAGTTTGCTTTCGTCTTATTATAATAATCTTTTACCCACCCGGCAGATTTTGCTTCATTGTAAACTCTCATGTCAGACACCTTTCCGTCATACCAATTTTCTCCCCAATCTCCTATTACAAATGATGTATCAGGTACAATTACAAACCCTTCCTCATTGTCTGATTGCATGAATTGTCCATTTTTATATCCTTTTAAAATAGTGTTGCTACCGCTTTTCTCCCAAGTAAAGCAAATATTTTCCCAACTATTAAAAGTCCAAGCGCCAATATCTACACTAAGACTTATGTCAGATCCGTCACCAATATATAAAAGCAAGCTATCCTCGTTGGGAGTATACGTTCTCATTTCATTTAATGCTCCGGTTGAATCATCAGTAGAAAAAATCCGGGTACTATCACTAGCACTATTCGCATTAAACCAGAGGCAAAT